TATAAAAATGAATAGGAGTAAAAATTATGAGTGATGGTACAGTTATTTTAAAACTTCCAAATTCCAGCGACACCATAAAGGTGGCAAAAGATATGGAAGAATATTATTTGAAAATGGGCTATACAAAATCAACAAAAGTTGATACTCCTAAAATATTAAAATTAACCCCCAAGAAAGATAAGGAGTAAAAATGGCTAATCACACAGGTGTTTCAGGCATTGTTAAGGTTGGGTCTAATGCTGTAGCGGAATTGAGAAGTTTTACTCTCGACACTACTGCGGAATTAATAGAGGACACCACATTAACCGATTCTTCAAGAACTTATCAAGTTGGTAAAAAGGGAGCTACTGTTTCAGCAGAATGCTGGTGGGATGAAACTGACACGAATGGACAAATCGCAATGGCCGAAGGTTCACAAGTAACATTAAATCTTTATCCAGAGGGTGCTGATTCAGGCGATTACTATTATTCAGGTACTTATATAATGGGTAGTAATTCCGTTTCCACACCAACTGATGGCATTATTGAAGCGAGTTTTAATGCAACTTTGACAGGCGCTTTAACCAGAGGAACAGTTTAATATTTAACATTTAATGGCTGAAAAAAAAGATTATACTGTAGGTATAAGAGAGCATTGGGATAACTTACCCATTAAAAAAATTGAAATTCCTGAATGGGGTTTTGATGGAAACAAAGCCATTTTTGTTAGACCTTATAATATTCTTGAACGCAATAAAATGCGTAACAACGACAATCCCATATTATCAGCCATTGATGTTATCGTTGCCAAATGTGAAAACAAAGATGGTAACAAGATGTTTGATGTTGAAGATAAAGAATTTTTCAAAAGAAAAGCACAAGCAGATATGGTTATTGACTTGGCTAATCAAATTTTAATTCCACCCACGATAGAAGACATTAAAAAAAAATAAAAAATGATGGCGAGATAAGAGCCATTATGTTCATAGCCGAAAAATTACACAAGACCATCAGCGAAATATTGCAAATGGACTCTTTTGAGTTTAGTATGTGGTTGGCTTATTTTGAAATCCAAAATGATGAATTGAAGCGACAACAAAAACTACAAAAGGCGAAAGTTAGATAATGGCTGAACAGATGAAAATTAAAATTACCGCCAATAGCGCACAAGCGAGGCGAGAATTATCTAAAACTAAAAAAAGCGTAAAAGGTGTTGGTGCTTCCATATTAAGTTTAAAAACAGCTTTGATTGGACTTGGAACTGGAATTGTTCTTAAACGAATAATAACAACTACTGCTACTTTTGAAAATCTACGAAACAGATTAAAATTAGTTACAAAATCACAGGAAGAATTAGAAGCTAGGTTTAGAACTTTAACATCTGCGGCAGGTGAAACAAGAACAGGATTAGCCGACACCATTGATTTATTCACAAAGTTAAGAGTTTCCACAGAGGAATTGGGTTATGCTGATGACAGAGTTTTACTTGTAACAAAAAGACTATCCAAAGCATTACAACTCCAAGGTGCAGATACAGCAACAGCACAAGCTGTCATCAGGCAGTTTGGTCAAGCAATGGCTTCTGGAACTGTAAGAGGTGATGAGTTCAGATCAATCGTAGAGGGAATTGGTGGAACATTATCCATTATGGCAAGACAGACAGGAATTAGTGTTGGAGCATTAAGAAAACTATCATTGTCAGGACAACTTACAGCAGATGTGATGTTTGAAATGTTTGAAAATGCAACCATCATTGATGAAGAATTTGGGAAAATGGATGCAACAATCAATTCTCTTGAAACAGCTTTTTCCAATGCCTTTGATCAAGCTATTATTAAATTGGGGGATCTAACAAAAATAACAGATACTTATAAAAAATCCATAGAAGGTCTTACTTTTTTATTGGAACTTTTTAATGCTGATGCCAAACAATTATCTACATTTTTCTTCTTTGGTGTTGAACAGGCAAAAGAATTAGGCGAGGCAACAGAAAACATAGCTCTCAACTTAAAAATATTAGAATTTCAATTAAATGATTTGGAAGAGGGTTTTGCTGGAAAAATAACTAAATTATTGACACCAGAATATTATGATGAATTAAAATTACAAATACAATTAGCAATAGACCAACTAGAAAGATTAACAAAAGCAACATCAGAAGTTTCCAAAGCTGAAACAACAAAGGAAGTTAAACCTGTAGAATTTACAAAACAGATCATAGCACTTCAAAGATTTGTTTTAACAGAAAAACAATTATTGGTGGCACGATATAATGACAAAACAAATCTTATTAGAAAATTTTTAAAAGAAAATGAAAATATAACTGTTGAACAAACAGAAACATTAAACAACTTAATTATAACTCTGCAAAAAAAATTAGAAGATGATTTGCTTGAATTGAGAAGGGATCGAATTAAGAAAGAGGCAAAACTAGAGTGGGAAAGACTACAACAACAAAAAGAGAATTATGACAAAAATTTAACATTGATTAAGGAAAAGAAATTTAATGAATTAAGATTGGAAGAACTTACAAATGACCAGATAAAAGATTTATCAAAAGCGACAGGTCGTGAACTTATTAGCGAACTAGCAAAAAACAATAAGCAAATGTTTATGATTAACAAAGCTCTTTTGATTAAGGAAGCAATAATGAATACTGCGGCTGGTGTAACGGCGGCTTTAAAATTAGGGCCATTTGGAATACCTTTGGCATTTGGCATTGGTGCTTTGGGTGCGGTTCAAGTGGCTACAATAGCAAGACAGGAATACACAGGAAGAAGATTGGGTGGCCCTGTTCAAAAAGATAGACCTTATATGGTTGGAGAATCTGGAAAAGAAATGTTTGTACCGAATCAATCAGGGGAAATAATACCGAACAACCAATTAGGAAAAGCAGTAACAGTTAATTTCAACATCAATACAGTTGACGCAAGAGGTTTCAATGAATTATTAGTTAACAGCAGAGGGGTGATAGTTAATATGATCAATAGTGCTGTTAATGAAAAAGGTAGGATGGCGATAGTATGAGTGGTGCATTACCCA